GCTAATGGATAATTTTATTCGCCAGTTTTTAAAGCATCGTAAGTTCAGCACCAAGATTGCTGACAACATCGATGAGAAAACCAAGAAGACAACCGCAGAGCAGGAGATGGAGCACCGTTTATTAGCTGAGGCAATGACCAAGGGCATTGTCAATGAGATGATGCCTATGTTTAGAAAGATGATGGAGAACGAGCAAAAGGCTCGGGAAGCTGGACTACCGTCAAAACCCAAAAAAACCATCATCCTGCCAGACTAGGGCGGATTGAGTTCTTTATTTGCATTAGTAGATATAGGACTCGTCGGGAGACGCTCCTGCGGGCGTAAAGAAGCCCTGCATTTGCCCAGAGACGTTTGGGATGACAGCTGGGAAAGACCAGCACCTACACACTATACACACAGGAGAAATACATGAACGCATATGAACTACGCTTTTCCGTTTTTAACGCAGCTAAAGATTTTTTAGAGACCCAGTACAATGCCAACATGGCAGCTTGGGAATTGCTCAACAAGACCTCTAAAGAAACACTAGAGCTAGCACCTAAATTTCCCACAATGGACGATGTTATTAATAAAGCCATTGAAATCAATAAGTTTGTCAGCGATGCCCAACGTGAAGAAGTTTTAAAACTCAAACGTTCTGGTGTTAGCGTTATATTTTAAAGGTACACCATGGCCACCAAACCCGGACTCTACGCAAACATTCACGCAAAACAAGAACGCATTAAACGCGGTTCCGGTGAACACATGCGCAAACCGGGTTCGGCTGGTGCGCCAACCAAACAAGCATTTGTTGAGTCCGCCAAAACAGCTAAAAAAGCTAGCGGCGGCTCAGTAAAACACGACAAACCAATTGCCAAAACAACTAAAGGCGAAGGCCGTCATTATTTAAGCACCAAAGAAGGTGCTGGCATGACAGCAGCTGGCCGCAAGGCTTACAACGCCAAAAACGGCAGTCATCTAAAAGCCCCTCAACCAGAAGGTGGCCCTCGTAAAAAATCATTCTGCGCTCGCATGTCTGGTGTACCCGGCCCTATGAAGGACGAGAACGGTAAACCAACACGCAAAGCAGCAGCACTAAAAAGGTGGAAATGTGGTAGCTAAAAAATTTAAATTTACAGATGCGCACGCCAAGATTATTTTAGAACTTGGCAAACAGGGCGCATCGCAAAAAGCTATGTATGCTGCTTTAAATATCAGCAAATCTACAGCAATTAAACTTAAAAAAGAAGATCCTAAGTTTGCAGAAGCTATGGACTTGGCTACAACTTATGGTCAAGCATACTGGGAAAACATGATGTTAGCCAATATTGACAACCGTGGGTTTAATTCCCGCGTTGCCGAAATTGCCCTTCGTGGACAGTACCCAGAGGACTACAAAGACAATCGCGAAATTAAAGCCGAAATAAAACAAGAAGTTGTGGTAGACTTTAATAAAGAGATAGCTGATCTGATTTCCTCCCTAAAATAAAATATTTCACATTGTGGTATAAAAAGGGCCTTGTTAGGCCCTATTTTTTGCATTAGTATATGTAAGACGAACATTTACTAAAAAGGCTAAAAATGACCGCACACGCGCTGCTTTCAGCATCAGGATCAAAACGCTGGCTAACCTGCACACCATCTGCCAGACTAGAAGCAACCCTCCCCGAACAAAAACGAGCTCCAGGTTCTTTTGACTTCTCACAAGAAGGAACTATGGCTCACGCTTTGGCAGAAGTTAAATTGCGCCATTACTACGGTCAAATAGGAATTGAAGAATATGAAAAAGAATACGAAATCATTAAATCAACATCCTACTATGATGACGATTTCGAGGCTAACGTCGATAATTACGTTTTGTATGTTCGTTCACAAATTGGTGAAGGCGATACTCCGTTGTTTGAACAACGTGTGGATTTCAGTGACTGGGTACCTGATGGATTTGGTACTGCGGACGTCGTTATCCTTTCGAAACACGCAATTAGAGTCATTGATCTTAAATTCGGAAAAGGTATCCCTGTCCACGCCCAAGACAACCCCCAGCTCCGCCTCTACGCGCTCGGCGCGTGGTCTAAATTCAAAGAAGAATGGCCGGACATACGTGAAGTCAGTTACACAATCCACCAACCCAGACTTGACAGCATTAGCACCGACGGCACAAGTATCAGCAAACTTGTCGACTGGGCGAACTACTTCGTCAAACCAAAAGCCAAAAAAGCGTGGTCAGGCACAGGTGAGTTCCTCCCAGGTGACCACTGTCAATTCTGCCGCGCCAAAGCGCAGTGCAGGGCGCGCTCGGACTTTAACTCGGAAATCGCAAAACTAGAATTTAGACCCGCCCCGTTACTAGATGAAGATGAAATGAGTCTAGTTCTTTCCAGGGCCCAAGATTTACGCACATGGGTTAACGACGTTGAGGATTATGCCTTAGAACAAGCAATTAACAACAGCGTCATTCCCCCGGGTTATAAGCTAGCAACAACTGTAACACACAGAAAAATATCTGACCATGCGTTGGCAGCTACTGTGCTTATTGAAAAAGGCATGGATGAAAAAGTTATTTGGGAACCACCCAAACTTAAGTCTTTGGCATCATTGGAAAAAATAAACAAGCAAGTTATGGCCCATTTAGGTGATTTAGTTATACGTCCAGAAGGTCAACCAAAACTAGTTAAAGTTAAAGAAACAGCAAAGGATGACTTTGAATGAACGCATGGTTAATTGGTTTTATAGGTTGCGTATACACATTTGTGGCGATTCAATTTTTTATAAAAGGTCAAATTGGCATGGGCCTATCTTTTTTAGGGTATGCTCTTGGTAACGTAGGCCTAGTTATGGTGACATTACAATTATAAGAAGGACACCAATGTTAGTTAAATACAGCGATTCAGAGTTTGAAGTGCCCGATATTTTAATTGATAAGTTTTACAAAGACTTTGATGGTTTAGTGGGTGGCAGAGAACGAACCGGTGTGCATCAACTAAGAATGCGCATTGAAGAGATTACTGACATGGTTTTTGAAGAACCAGAATTATTAGAAGATATGAGTGTTCATGCCGATTTTATGAACGCTTTGGCGATGCGTCAAGCCCTAGCGGCTCACGGAATTTTGTACGATGCGTAAATATTTCACATCGTGGAAAATAAGTAGTAAGAAGTTTGCATTAGTATGAGTAGGGTACCGATTCAGCTCCTTTAAGTCTGAGTCACTAAAAATGTAAAAAGGTAAAAATTATTATGGCAGTCAAATCAGTAAAGACCAAGTTTGTAACTGGCAAAGTTCGTTTCTCGTTTGTTCATGTATTTGAACCAGCTGAGACATTGAACGGTTCTTTGAAGTACTCTGTATCAATCCTAATCCCCAAGTCTGACAAAGACACAGTAGCACGTTTCAATAAAGCCTTTGAAGAAACCAAGCAAGCTAACGCAGCTTACTTTGGCGGAAGCATTCCTAAAATGCTTAAAGGTGGTCTGCGTGATGGCGATGCGGAAAAAGATGATCCAGTATACGCCGGTCACTATTTCATCAATGCCAACTCTAATGAGAAGCCAGGTATTGTTGATGCTGAATTAAATCCAATTATGGACAAAGACGAGTTCTATAGCGGTTGCTATGGTCGTGCGTCACTTACCCTTTACCCATACGATGCAAGTGGTTCTAAAGGTATTGCAGCAGGTTTAAACAACGTTCAGAAGTTAGAGGACGGTGAGAAGTTTGGCGGTGCAACATCCGCCGCAGCAGATTTCGCAATTTAAGAAGTACCCATGTAGTGGGCGGGGCGACTAGAAACTGGTCGCCCTTTTTGCCCTTTATTAACCCATAACTAGAGAAAAACAATAAATGGATCAGTATCAAGAGTACATTGCCGCCAGTAGATATGCCCGATTTGTAGATGAAAAGAAACGCAGAGAAACATGGGCAGAAACAGTTAACCGTTTTGTGGATTATATTTTTACCCGTACCCCAGCGATTGCCCAAGACGAAGAATTAAAACATGAATTATTTGATGCTATCCATAACCTAGAATTGATGCCGTCCATGCGTGCCATGATGACGGCAGGAAAGAGTGCCGATCGTGACAATACTTGCGTCTATAACTGCAGCTATCTCCCAGTGGATGACCCCAAAAGTTTTGACGAAGCCATGTTCATTTTGCTTTGCGGAACTGGCGTTGGATTCTCAGTTGAATCAAAGTACATTAACCGTTTGCCCGAAGTGCCAGAAAACCTGTTTGATTATTCCGGAACAATTCAAGTGCACGATTCAAAAGAAGGATGGGCAAAATCATTACGTCTGCTCATCGCCCACCTCTACGCAGGAGAAATCCCAAAGTGGGATACTTCCACAGTTCGCCCCGCCGGAGCCAGACTCAAAACATTTGGTGGAAGAGCTTCAGGGCCGCAACCATTAATTGACTTGTTTGAGTTTGTTGTGGCAACATTTAAAGGCGCGAAAGGTCGCAAACTCAATTCTCTTGAATGCCATGACTTGATGTGCAAAATTGGTGAGGTAGTTGTAGTGGGTGGCGTGCGTCGCTCAGCTATGATATCCTTGTCAGACTTAGATGATGAAAGGATTCGACATGCCAAAGCGGGACCATGGTGGGAAACAGCGCCGCATCGCGCGCTTGCGAACAATTCAGCGGTATACAATGAAACCCCAACAGTGGGAAAATTTATGGAAGAATGGCTTAGTTTGTATAATAGTCATTCCGGTGAGCGTGGCATTTTTAATCGCGAAGCTGCTAAGAAAACTGTTGCCAAGTATGGTCATCGCGATCCTAATTTTGAGTTTGGTACGAACCCTTGCTCCGAAATTATTCTGCGCCCCTATCAGTTTTGTAATCTAACAGAGGCAGTAGTAAGACATGACGACACACTCGAGACTTTATTGCGCAAAGTGCGCCTCGCCACTATCCTTGGTACCATCCAGTCTACCTTCACAAAGTTCCCCTATCTGCGGAAGGTGTGGCAGAGAAATACTGAAGAGGAACGGCTTTTGGGTGTCTCCCTCACTGGAATCTATGATAATCCCTTACTCACAAAACAAGGAGACAAGTTAAATGCTATCCTCAGCGAGCTACGAGAAATGGCTAGAGCAACAAATACAGAGTGGGCTGCTAAACTTGGAGTTCCTACAAGCGCAGCTATCACTTGCGTTAAGCCTTCCGGAACAGTATCACAGCTCGTTGACTCGGCTTCTGGAATCCATCCAAGACACAGTAAATACTATGTCAGACGAGTTAGAGGCGATAAGAAAGACCCTTTAACACAATTTTTAATAGAACAAGGAGTTCCCCATGAACCGTGCGTTTACAAACCTGATCAAACAATTGTTTTCTCCTTTGCTCAAAAAGCTCCTGCCGGTATCACCCGTGCCGATGTCACGCCGCAAAGCCACCTTGCGCTCTGGCTTACATACCAAAGACACTGGTGTGAGCACAAGCCCAGCGTCACCATCTCAGTCGAAGAAAAAGACTGGCCAGCAGTTGGAGCATGGACATGGGAAAACTTCGACGAAATCTCTGGTGTTTCCTATCTTCCCTATGACGGAGGAACATATCGCCAAGCCCCGTACGAAGAGTGCACCAAGGAAGAGTACGAAGAGCTCAAAGCCAAGCAGCCCAAAATCAACTGGGAAGACTTCATCGAAAACACGGACAACGTCGAAGGCGCGCAGCAACTAGCTTGTACAGCGGGAGCTTGTGAGATCTGATCCATGGGCATGCCCCCCGTTGAATCTGTTCAACTGGAACCTAGCTTGGACATGGAAGTCAGGTCTCCGTGTAACGGAATCTGTACCCTCGACGATCAAGATGTATGTCGAGGATGCAAACGAACCAGGCAGGAGATTTCTAAATGGTATGTTATGTCCAACGATGAAAAGTTAGAAGTATTAAATAGATTCACATGGTGGTGATTTAGAGGGAAAAGGGTAGCTCCCCTGCCAGTGCCTAATCGCTGGCTACCTCGCTTTTTTCTATTAGGAGAATATTATGAAAGTTTGTAGCACTTGTAAAATTAAAAAACCGTTGTCAGATTTTTTTAAGAAAAAAGAATCAAAAGATGGACATCAATCTTGGTGTAAACATTGTAAAAATAAAAAGAATCAAGCCGACTGTAAAAGTCGTAGAGAAAAGAATCGAGAAAAATTGTATGCAAAAATGGGGCATTCTTGTCAACGATGTGGTTTTATTCCAGAATGCCACGCAGCTTTTGATTTACATCATTTAGATCCGACAGAAAAAGAACGAAACATAACAGATTTAATGTTAGGTAGTTGGGAAAAGTTAGAAAAAGAATTAAATAAATGTGTGTTATTATGTGCAAATTGCCATAGAACAGTGCATTATAATTTAAACAAACAAAAATTAGATACGTCTAAAGCCTAGGAGCATGTATGACCCAGATTTACTCAATCGACTTTGAAACCCGCAGTAAAGCCAACCTACCCGATGTAGGCTTGGATATCTATGCCAACGACCCCTCAACAGAAGTGTTGTGTATTGCGTTCGGCACCCAACCTAACGATGTGTTAGTAACTGACCAAGTTAATAACCCACACTACGGGCATTTCTTATCCAAACTATTAGACCACGTTGCCTCCGGTGGCAAA